CGAGGAGTTAGCATCTTGGCTCAGATCACGGAAGTTGTTTCCGTGACAGACTCTGTTGATGCAGGATATCGTATCGACCTACCGCTGTCTGCGCACTTAGTAATTAAGGCGCCGGCGTCAGAGTATGTTACCTCTGCCACCATTCAGACTGCGATAGGTCGCCTCCTGAGTAGCTTATTCGACCAAGGGGTCACTACGACCTCCCGACTCGATGCTATTCTACGTGGCTCATTAGTTCCTACGGAGTTGTAGTGTATGGATATTAGGTACGCAACTACTCTGACAGTTTTAGGTCTCGCGACCTTGGCTGTGTTTGTAACCGTCGTTCTTAATCTCACACACTAATACACACTCTGGAGGCGCTGAAAGATGAGACCAAACCAAACATTCCATGTTTTGGAAGACCTGAGAAATTCTTTCTCGGGCCCCTTATACAGGGAAGGGGTTAGGCTTAGTCCTGACGATAGCCGAACGGTCGTGGATGTCTACCAGCAATGGTTGCTCCTTATGATCGACCTAGGTTACCTGCTTCCGGATTCATTATTGAGGGACGCACGGAGGCTTCTTAGCTCGATGCTAAGCGCAGACGTGCTCGATCTCAATAATGCGTTCGCCGAGCTCTTAGCTTTGGTTCGCAACCAAAGTCAAGATTTCAAAGGATTTAAAGCCCTCTGTTCTCGCATCAGCACACATCTTTATGCTTTTGTAAAAGATGATCTTGTGACAATGATGCAAGGAGATGTCTATTCTGCGAAACGCTTAGTCCAGCTATTTAGCTACACTTCTCGTCTCTCGTTGAACGACATCGACTTAACTCAGCAGTGCTTAGTGGACTACATGAAAGTCGAAGACAACATGCCTTCGGAATTTCCGTCGTCCATCATCCGAACTCTCAATTCTTACATCAAGAACTGGATGAAATTCTTTGACTCAACCTCTCTTCGTCCCAAACACGGGCCAAGAGGAGTCGCTGGACATGGTCGGACCAGTCTCGAAGTTAAGTATTATGACTTGACTTATGATGACAGACTGACTTATGCATTCGGTGACCCTATCTGGTCCGATGGTCCTGTGCGATCCACGTTGGATCGTATCTCTCAAACGATTTTCGTACCGAAGAGTTACAAAACTTTTCGTACGATATCAATGGAGTCTCCCACTTTGCAGTATTTTCAGCAGAGTGTGTGGAAG